GGTATAATAGATCTATAAAATGGAAAAGGAAGAAAATTATGGTTAAGTACGAATTTCAAAATCCAGCTCAAAATGATATTTGGAGATTTATCATCGCGTTTTGTATGACAAAGCCCGAAGGTACTAAGCCTGAAGCTCTGCAGTATATGCTGGCTAAAGAGCTAGGTATCGAAGCAGATACAACTGCTATCGCTCTCGCATCAATTCGTTTCTAGGAGATTTATTATGTCACATAACGTTGAGCAAATTTGTGCTGGTTTAATTTTTTGTGTAGTCGTTGTAGCAATTCCAATTTTGCTAGTATGGTAAGGAGTATATTATGGGTAAAGTGAAAGCAGCCGCTTTAGAAGGTCAAGAATTCGCTCAAGAGAATTACAATATTTCTCGTAACGAGTTCTGTGCTTTAGCGTTTGATGCATTCAAGCCGATGTCGCTTGAGGCAAGAGCCGCAGTTGAAGAATACGATGTCATTCAGAATGATTTGAAAGAATATGAAAGGTACTACAATGCCGATTGAAAAGCCACGTTACTTGACTGATTCTTATATCGGCTCTTTTGCAAGAGATGATGCCGAAGATATGGATCAATTACAAATGGTAAAGCACATGGTGTCACGGTTTAACGCTTGGCTCAAGCAGTCAGGTAGTAACCAAAGATATCGTGTTTGTTTGAAAGGTCGTAAGCCTTATAAGAAGATGAAGACTCCTACGTCAAAAGGACCAGTGTCTTACACCTATTGGGGTACTGTTGTTGGAGGCATAGAGAATGCTTCCGTGCTCAAAGCTTACATTTATACGAGAGGATCATGATGGACTATAAATTTAATGAAGGTGAATTGATTGACGAGTTTAGAGAATACATTGACTCAACATACAATTCGCATTACTCCAAAGATAAATTTCAAGCTACTGAGTTTATCATTGATGGTGGCCACGGTACAGGATTCTGTATTGGTAATGTACTGAAGTATGCACAGCGTTATGGCAAGAAAGGTTTAGCATCTGATGCTAGAAAAGATTTGATGAAAGTCCTACACTACGCGCTAATTCAACTCTATGTCCATGATATGGAGGACTAGCGCTTCTTCTTAGGTCTATAAATTTTTTGCTTTACAGAAGCTGGACACCGACTGCCATACGGAACATGTAGCACAGTCGGATACCAGCTTTTGTAGTAATTGACTTTAGGATCCATGCGATACTCACAAACTGTAACCAAGCAGTTATTGCATATAGACCAAGAGTGAGTTGCTCCGACGAAAGATAAGGCAACTGATATTAAGACAGCTTCCATTTTAATTCCTCATATCTCCTTTTGAGAGAAGAAACTTTTCTTTCGAGCTCAGTCTCAGGAATGCTTGGATAATCATACGATTGCTCGATTACCCATCCTCCCCATAGGATTATGCCCATAACTAGAAAAAAGCCTGTAATGAGTATGAATGCTGTCATTAGTTTGTAAAGACGAAGACCATTGCAACAAACATTCCACCTATAACCGCTACTGCTGCAATTGCACCAAGCGCGGTCTTAATAGCATGATCTCTTTCTTCATTTGCCTGCCTTTGTTTTTTTCGAGCTAGTTCTTCAGCTTCCTTTTGTTCTTTTATACGCTGTGCTCTGAGATCTACAATACTTTTCCAAGTACCGTACCCGAAGCGATGATCAATTAGCTGACGCATTTCATCCATTGCTTCAGCAGCCAACTTTGCATCAATTACTTCTTGTGCAACAGATTTAATTCCGAGTTGGTCTTTTACACCAACGCCAGAATTCTTAGATCTTTTCTTGTTGATTTGCTCTTGGCCCGCAAACATGTTATCGATAGCTCCAGCGAAGCTACCGATATCTTGTGCAGTCTGAATATTACTCTTAATAAATTCTACGCCTGATTTAACAAGCGCAATTCCAGCCATTGCTTCTGCAAACATATTGATCTACCCGTGGTGTATACGTTAGATATAACTCGCGTAGATATGATGTAAATCGCTTTCAATAGTATTTATAAGATTTAGAAAGGTTTTAGACTATCTTTTTCAGTATTGACAAATTCAACTATGCGGTTGTCTTCGTCTACTTTTACTTCAAGCTTTTTGCAAGCTAGTCTCATCGTACCGTTATATTGTTTTTGCGTTGGCGATTTAACATTACGTTCAATCGTCCGTTTAGCTTTGAGACACTCACTTAGACCGTCTCTTACCGTGTATTCTTGTAAAGCCAGAGGACTACCAAAGAACATCAATAAGACTATTGCTTCTTTGACCATTTTATCCTCCGAGTTTTTGTGTCGCGCTCTTTGCTTTGATCCGCGGGTTTTCTTCTGTGTCTAGCAAGCGAACGATATAGTTATTACCCTTATCGTCTTTGCCAACTTCTACAAGTCGTTTCTGACAAGTAAACCTAAATGGCTGTCCGCCATCATAAGTTCTTTCACTAGTTTTTTTTGCCTTCAAACAATCAGCCATTTTGTGGTGACCAACGTGTGATTCTACCACGCCATTAACATATAACAAGAGTGTGATGCATACCATTTCTGTTGTCATTTTAGTGTCCGTTCATTGATTTCATTTCTAGTTGAGCGTCTTTAATTTTTTCAATTGCTTCTTCTAAATGGTTAATTCGTTTTTCAAAAAATTCTAATGTCAGCTTTTGCTGTTGATCAAATGGTGCTTGACCTGATTCAATTTCTACAGTTAAACTCTCAAGTTCACCTGCTAAATGCTCAATTAACATAAATTGTTCATTGTCTGCAGGTAAGCTTCCCATCTCACCTCGCGGCCATTTGATACGAAACTCAGTGTTCTGTTCCAAATCGGTTTTCATCATAGTCTGTTGTGTTTCAACAGAGTTTAATCTTTCAACGATACCAAAGTACGCCCAAGTTGCTAGTGATGTAAAAGCAATCATACTAATGATATTACGAAGTGGTAGAGCTACCTCTGTACCTTCATTTAATTTTGTTGGCATACTGTTTCACCTATTATAAATCCGGTAGTATTTATATAAAAAAGCCTTTACACGCCACTTAGGTTGTGGTATAATATAAATAATGTTGAAGATGTTGGATGGTAGACAGGACGCGGGGGCAGTACCCGCCGCCTCCACCATAACTACATCGGAGTTGTGGCCGGCTAAGTAAAGGATGCTGGGTAGCATCATTAAAGACCGGTGTAGTTATGATGGGGGCGAACTAGGATCGACTGATGCTTGAGTCTTCAAGAAAGTAAATGCAAACGATAACTTTGCTCCTGAGATGCGCCTAGCGGCATAATCTCTGGGCCCGCCGGAGCCTCGAAACAGAATCCGGCAACTTATTAAAGGAGAGCTATATGGCGCCGAGAAATCATAAGAAGTGGTTAGAGTCCCCGAATATAGAATACATCTCTAGCGAATGCTATAATAATCAAGAAATTCATAATCAAGAGATGGAACAAATCTTTAGTAAGGTTTGGGTACCTATGTGCCACATCTCTGAAATGTATAATAAATTTCAATTTAGAACAACACAAATTGCAGGCCAAAATATTATTGCGTGGAATACTGGCGATAGAGTTAAAGCATACTTGAATAATGGTCCACAGCAACCTTCTGGTAAAGTATGGAATGATGATACCTTTGGTAAAGAGTTACATTGTGAAATAAAACACGGCGGCATGGTATGGGTAACGTTAGATCCTAATCCAACTCAAAGTGTAGATCAATGGACAGCTGGTGCTTTTGACTGTATTGCAGAAGCGATTGATACGGAAGAGATGGAAGTCTTCCATTATCACAAAGCTATCATAAACACTAACTATAAACTATGGCATGATACAAACAGTGAATTCTATCATGACTTTATGCATTATTTTAATCGTGTGTCAGGATTCAACGATGAATATTTCGCTAGAAAGAATATTCCTTTTGATAATGGTCACGTTAACGTGTCTAGCTTTACTGTTAACTATGAAGAGTATGACGGATTTGAGGATCGCGGGGAGTTATCTTTTCCCAATTTGCCGCCCAACCAATGGTACATGGTCGACCTCTTCCCAGGGTTTAATTTCAACTTACGGGGTTCCGCATATCGTTCAGACTCGGTAACACCTATTGGGCCAAACAAAGTACTTATTGAGTTTAGAGGCTATGGTCTTAAGAAAGATACGAAAGAAGAAAGACTGACTCGTATTAAGCACCACAACTCAATTTGGGGACCGTTTGGTAGAAACCTGCACGAAGACTTGATCGGTGTTGCAGGCCAAGGCACTACAATGAGAGAAGGTACTGAAACTCGTCGTATCTTACATGGTCGCCATGAGAATGGTACTATTCATGATGAGGTAGGTATGAGACATTATTATGCAGCATGGGGAAACATGCTAGGTGTAGATCCAATGAGGCCATTAGCAGCATAATTGACATATGATTTAGAACCGAACTGGTTTGACTGGACGGTCAACGGTAAACCTCTTACAACTATGTCCGAGGCATTCGAAGAAGACGGATGCATACATAGTGTCGTGTGTAATACACAGATGCTTCCTAAAGATGTAGGAGATTTACGAGAAGAAACTGAAAAATACTTAATGAGGACTGTAATACAATCAGGCTTTACTAAGTTTGCTGTACTTCTTAGTGGCATTGATTCTGAAATCATAGGAAGATATTTAAAGAAGATAGGCGTAGATGTAGAATTCTACTACACTAAGTTCTGGTTTGAATCAGATGAAGTGGCGGATATTGTTAAAGGAATCGGAAAGGAACTCGATGTACCTGTTCATATCATAGACTGGGAGTGGTACAAGGATAGACATAGTATGTTCTTTGTAGCAGAGAATAGCTTTCAGCCATGCTCAGTCAAGAATGTACATATCCACACCATTCAACAAATACCAGAGGACAGGTATATCTTTATTGGCAGTCGTAATATCGAGATATACTTTCCACCTCGCTACTTACACAAGCTTGCAAAAGATAGACATCCTAAGTGGAATAACCCTGGCCGTAAGTTGTTTATTGATACTCGCCAGTTTTCAAATCGCTTTACACTAAATCATTTGGAAAGATCTGGTTGCGGTGTCTTTTGGAATAATGATGCAGGATGTGCTAGCAGTATATTTCGAGATAGTCGATTAGAAGTATACGATCGAGGAGATAAGGCCGGCGACATGGATGATAAACAAATCTTTTTTGATTTGTGGGATGACTGCACTTTTAAAGCAAAGACAGATCCATTTGTCGGCGGTGACTATACTTATAGATGGGAGGATTGGTATGTAGGCAATCCTAAGTCTAGAGAAAAAGCTGCGGTGATGATGCAACGTAGATATTTGCAAAGAAAATATGGAAGAGTTTATAGCGTATGTGGAGATATTTTAGCGAATAAATATGACAATACTTGGACTTTTGGAGATATGATAAACATTGACTCGATTCTTGAACGATAAGGGTGAGGTACTACACACCACTGGTCATGATACAGCAGACATTGTTCTAAATGATAGAGCGGTGGCATCTCCTAATTTTTATTTCTTAAAAGAAAAACCTAAGATATACGATAGAACAAAGCATGTAGACACAACATACTTTGTAAAAGATGATCTTAACTTAGCGCTTGACCTCCGCCACTTTTCTCTAGCTCGAATTCGAAACTTAGAACCATGGGTAAACATCGAGAAAAGCGATGATGGTATACCTATTCAGCAATCGTATATGAAAGATGGTACTGTTACGAATCTAGGTAAAGCAGAAGATATTGCAAATAGTTTCAAAGTTACATTTGCATTGAATAGAGAAAGATACTTTAATACATTCATAGACGAGTCCGGTCCTCTTGATACATTCGTAGGTGTAGGATCCGGCCTGAAAGCATTTGCATTCATTAAAAACATAGGCTGGCATAACAAGTCTATGTTCTACTTGTTTGATACTGATCCTGCAATATTCTCAATAAAACGATTTATGCTTCACGACTGGACTGGCAAACCTGATCATTTTTTCGAGTACTGTCGACAGTTTAAACTAGATAGCGATGATCTTGAGAATATGTGGAAAGATCAGGTTCGCTTTATTACTCCTGAAGATATATGGAGCATGAAGACTAGAATTGTATTGAATCACGGATCCATCACAGACTTTAATAAATACTATAGTCTATTTGGAAAGACTGTAATTTGGTGGGATGGAACATTTAAATATACGCCAAATCATTATAGGAAAACACAGCAGCAAGTCTGGAAAGAGTTTAAGGACTTTATTGGAAAGTTACCAGATGATGCTCATTGTTATGGAACAGATCCTTTCTATGAGTTTTACAATAACATTTCTGGCAAAGAACTAAAAGATCATGTGGAAAGTATACAAGAGTCAGATCCCAGAAACACAGACGGTGCAACAATATATTAGAGAGCACACCGACTTCTTACAGGTTCGTGATATAAAGCCTAAACTAGACGTTCAGAATAACATGCTCGAGATCTCGGGTTTGCAGTTTGACTGGGAAGCACTAGGAGACAGCATTGAAGAATCATTCTGGAGATATGGATCCGGCGATGAGAAAGGCTATCGATTTGTATCTCATGATAATCCTACCGGCCAACCGACTGAATCGACTTCCTATACGTGCTTGAGTATCGTGCACAATCCAAACCACATCGAAAATCTTCCACAAAATTATAGCACACTTGGTACTCGCATGATGAAGGGTGATCGCTATTATAGAGGTGGCAAGCGTCATGAGAATGACACTGCAGTTATGCCAGAAATTCTAAAGGATAGTTATTATGATAGCTGGTCATTTACTGAAGTAACTGAAGCTGCTAACAACGGAGCTCTAAAAGATCTAAGCAATAATTGTCTTAATCGATCTTTGATTCGTGGTAGGATAGGAAAGATTGATTCTAAATCTGTAGATCGTAATCATGGCGAATGTCATATCGATGATGGTTGGCACAAGGATGAACACCTACTCGAAAATACTCGTATCATGATACCGCTGATCACGAGTAATAATTTCTGCTTGCAGATAAAAGATAATCCTAAAGACTATAAGTTTGAATTAGGGAATGCTTACGTGATGGATACGCATATTCCGCATAGAGTTATTCCACTTGATGAAAATGCTAGGGAATACCGTATACATATTATCTATGGTACGAATCCCTGGTTTGACTATAACAAAGAAGAAGATAGCTGGACATCAAATGAATACTATGGAAAGATGCATCCATTCGATATGATCGCGGCCGGCTATTATTTTAATCAACCAATTACAACCCGCGTTATATAGGAGATAAAAATGACTAAAATTAAGACTACGCTTACATATACTCGGCCAAGCGATGATGTGCCTTTTTACACACCTTCAGCTGAAGCTATAGCCGAAGTAGCTAGATTAGACGCTGCCGGACATATACAACGATTCGCAAATAAATCTGGTATTCATGCTGACGATCCTCTTAAAATGTCATTTATAACTGAGTTTCAGAGTCCACAATATTATGCAGATTTTCAAGCAAATCAAGTAATTTTAGATGAAGCTGGAAGAAGAAATGCATATAATGAAGAGCATGGGATTACTAAAGAATCTAGTAAAATAGAATATGAAGAAGATGACGAGTTAGACCAACTTTACGAACAGGATCCAAAAGCACAATAAATGAATGTACTTTTTAGTAGCCCAAACATCTATGATGCTCGGGTTTACTTACCGATAGCATTTCTAAATATCAAGACGTATGTCGATAAGTATACTGACCTCGATGTAAATTGGCTAGAGCCTCTCTTTCGAAATAGAGATGCTGATCGTATGTTAGAAGGAGTAGACCTAGAAAGTATTGATTTTCTGGGCCTTTCTTGTTATGAGTGGAATTGGAATCTTAATGTTGAGATTGCAAAAAAAATAAAAGCAGCGAATCCATCGTGCCATGTCGTGGCTGGTGGACCACNNCACGCAGACTATATGAATCCAAAATTCTGGGATATGTATCCTATGATTGACACTGTTGTGCATCATGATGGTGAGATACCTTTTGCAGAATTACTTCAAGGTAAGACAGAAATTGGAGGTACGGCTACACGTGATGGTGTTTGGCCTATGCAACTCGTAACTAACTTCCAGTATTCTCCGTGGCTTGAAAACAAGGAATGGATTCTTAATTTTAGAGAAAAGTATATCAATCATCCTGACACACAGACTATGGTTATTATGTGGGAGACAGATAGAGGTTGTCCGTTTAAGTGTTCATTCTGTGATTGGGGTATGCAGACAATGCAGAAGGTCAGGCGTATTCCTATGGAACGAGTCAAGGCCGAGATTGATTTCTTTGCAGATGAACTGAAAGTACCATACCTCTGGCATGTTGGTGCTAACCTTGGAATCATGCCAAGAGATCTCGACATTGTAAAGTACTTACAAGAAAGACATTCTGACACCGGCTGGCCAAGAGCAGTACAATATAATCCATCAAAGAATACACCTGAAAGATCTCTGGAAATTGGACAGATCTTTCATGATATGGGTGTGGTCAATAAACACCTTATCTCTCTACAACACACTAAACAAAACGTGCTTGATTGTATCGATCGAGATAACATACCTGTTGAAAGACAAATACCAATTATTCGTGAAACTGTAAAACGTAAGATGCCAGTTGTATCTCAGCTCATTATGGGTATGCCGGGAGATAATGTTGAAAGCTGGATGGGTGCACTAGCTGATTCGATTGAGTGGGGTATCCACAATGAATGTCAAGTCTATGACTTCGAGATGTTGCCGAATGCACCAGCTAATAAGCCAGAATATAAAGACAAGTGGAAGATCAAAACAATTAAGAGAAAGCACTTGCCGCATGAAAGGTTTATGAGACAAGACGATGTCTTACAAGAAACAGAATTTATTATAGGCACTTCAACATTTACACCAGATGATTGGGTAACCATGAAGCTATACGGCAAGATGTTTGTTACTTGCCATACTGGAAATCTTACAAAATATCTTGCGATGTATCTCAGAAATACGCAAGGTGTAAAGTACTATGACTTTTATAAGAACCTCTTCGACGACTTGATGGATCTGCCTCTTATAGTTGACGCTAAACAAAAGATACACGATTACTTAGATAACGAAGATTTGTTATTAGAAGAAAAAATAGATAAGATACCAAACAGTGTTGAGTACGATCTTGAAGAAAGATTTCTAATTGAGTGGCTATACGATGATGATTGGCAAGTCAACAATCAATTCTTTGATTATGTCAAGCTTCACATTACAGACTTTTATGAGTGGAATGACGAGCTCGAAGATCTATTCCGCGTAACAAAAGAAATGTTTCTTACCATAGACTATAATAAGAAGCAAGGTAAGAAAGTGCACATGAATTACAACTGGATCGATTACTTAGAACAGTGCAACTTAGCATGCCATACGGAAGATAACGTGCCAAAGATATATCCAGCTAAAGGTGAAAAAGTTTGGAAGACTAATCAGAATAAGGTTACATTGTCCGCAGATATTAAAGGAATAAATATCAAATGGAAGAATGTTAACGAATTTGTTGATACAGTAATTGCATCGAGGTATCAACGTGGAAATAGAAATATATTATTCGAAGGTGAATTCATAGACTAATGGAACTATTTGTTATCTTGGCCGGAGTTCTCTATGGACTCCTGTTTGGAGTGATACCTACAGCTGGTCCGACAACTGCGCTCTTAATCAGCTATATCTTTCTGCCATATTTTTATTCGGATCCGTATCTTGGTGTTCTGTTCTACACCGCGCTCGTGGCCGCGTGCACGACGGGCGACACGTGGAGTTCTATTCTACTTGGCATACCCGGATCATCTTCATCTGCAGCTACAGTGGTTGATGGATACCCGATGGCACGAAGTGGTAGAGCAACTTTAGCTCTCAGTTCCGCCTTTACAAGCAGCACAATTTGTGGTATAATATACGGATCTTTGGTATTCTTCTTTATGCCATACTACGCACAGCTATTACTTGTGTTTGGTCCACTCGAATTACTTCTGCTCAATGTCTTTGCGTTAAGCTGTGTAGTTTTTCTAGTGAAGGAAAACAAGATACTAGGATTGATAGGTGTATGTCTGGGTTTACTCTTTGGTTATATAGGAGTAGATGAGAACTATGCAGAAAGACTTACATTCGGATATACATACTTTGAATCTGGCATTGCTGTCAGTATCTTTGTAAGTGGACTATTCGCAGTTCCTGAACTCGTAAGTCTTTTTGTCAAGCAACCTAAGGTTGAGAATCTTAATGCAAACTTTCATCACGTAATACTAGGCATAAAATCGTGGTATAAGTATAGAAAGGTGGCATTGACTGGAGGATTAATAGGATCATTTGTTGGAGCTCTCCCTGGTGTGCACGGAATAGTAGCTGACTGGTTATCCTATGGACGAGCTAAACGAGCTCACCCTCACAGCCGTGTTGCTGGTGTTGTAGGACCAGAAGGAGCGAACAACGCGGTACACGCTGCATCATTTGTTCCAACCGTAGTGTTTGGAATACCGGGTACACCATTTGCTGCAGTGATACTGTCACTGTTCTTTATGCTACACTTTGAACTTGGATCGATTGACATACAGTTTGATGACAAGTTCTTTGATACGATGGCGATTGGATATATAGGAGGAACGATTCTTGTAGGATTATTCTGTTTATTTTTAAGTGTACCTATTACGTGGATCTTAAAAGTTCCACCACGAATATACTCTGTAGTCATATTCGTTTTAATTTGTTGGTCATGCTATCAAGTAACAAATACAAAATTTGATTTGATTGCATTGGCTATCTGTTCAACTCTAGGATTGCTGGCAAAAACTTTCTCAATTAATAGGCCAGCAATTCTCCTAGCATTCATACTCTTTCCTAAGATTGAAGCATTAACGTTTCAAACGATAGGGATATATAATCTAAACTTTCTAAACTGAGGTGAAAATGAAACACTTTATTTCTTTTATTGTTGGGATGCTTATGACAATCACAACCGCATATGCTGACTATACGTTGGTAGTACCTAGCCCAAAGGGAACTGGTACAGCTATTTGGGGTGATGTAGTTGCTGCTGAACTCTCGAAATATCTTGATGAACGTGTAAACGTTGTCAATATTCCGGGTGGTAAAGGCAACTTAGGCCTCGAAACTTTTAACTCTAAATACAAAGACGATCCTAAGGCTATCATGCTTGCTCACGGTGGTAACGCTAATGCATGGCTAATTCAAGATGTAAAGTGGTCGTTTAAGGATTGGGATCCAGTAATGATCCAGCCTTACAACATTACGACTACCATTGCAAAAGATTTTGATTGGATGACTGAAAGACTCGATCTGGCAGATTGTTCGGGTTGTGTACCTGAAACTCTAGCATGGACAATGCTAAAGGGTTGGGATAGCATTAACTTTATTCGCAAGATGAGCGCTGGTGATGCTAAGACTGCATGGCTTCGTGGTGATTTTAAATATATCCGTGAACCAGCCAGTCGCCACATTAAGAACACAGCACCGATGGTAGAAGCTGGTGAAGCTACACGGCTATTCAATCACGGTATGTTTACACCGGAAAAAGGTGGATTCATTCAAGATTACAACTGGCCCGATACTCCAACTGCAGAAGAGTTGTACAGACTAGAATTCGGTACGGATCCAGAAGGTCCGGTATACGAAGCTTATATTCTCTCGGCAGTATGGCGCGATGGATTGCAAAAAGGCATGTTTATGCATAAAGGTTCTAACTCGGCTCAAGTCATTGAAGCATTCAAAGCTATGATGGCTAATGAAGAATCACGTAAACATCTTATCTCAAAACTCGGCGATTATCCAATGTACTTTGGTGATGACTCAAATGAACTCATGGATTCTCTCTATAGTTACGTAACAAAGGAAAGACTGAAACACCTTGTTGATTTTGCAAGAGACAAGATGGAATGGTCAACCGCAACGTATGTCGATTCAAAAACCGTTGATTAATTCAGATCTCATTTTACACCTTGCAAGTCTAGGGGACGTTGTTCCTCTAGACTTTACGCTCGATGTAGATCTGATACAAGAACAGCTTAAACCTTTTGATGACGAGTGGAAGCAATACAATCCACGCAAACCAAATGATCGACAAGGTTTAAGTATAACAAGTCTGGATGGTGGACTATCAGGCATACCAGATTTAGATAGCATATTCGAGTATAATAAGCTTCACAATACTCATGTCAGTGAAGCTGAGATTAACGTTAAGACTCGAGTTGCTGAACAGGTGACAGCTCTTCATCCTCTTATCGATAAGTTTAATCTTGGTAGATCTCACTTTATTCGATTAAATCGTGGTGGTCATTTTCCTCCACATAGAGACGGTAAGATACTTGGAGTCACCTGCTTTCGTGTACTCACTATGTGTCACAATTGTAAGGATGGCCAATTTCAATTTACACTTGAAGATAAAGCTTACTCGTTTGAACCGGGTCGTCCATACTTTGTAAATACAAGAAAGAATCATAACGTATTCTCTTTTGTTGATAACAGCGTCCAGTGCGTGCTTAATCTACCTTTGACTGAGGAGAACTACAATTGCGTAGTCAAGCATTTACAAATGAAATAGATTTCGAAACGATCTGTGAAAAGTGGAAGAAGCTCTGGCCAGATACTAAGCACCGCGAAATGAGCTCTATGCTTTACAAAGGTGGATTTGATATGGAGATTTATGAGAAATACAAGCCTACATTCTTTGGTCACTTTATCGGTGAGCAACTAGTAGGAGTCAACTCTGGTCATAGAACTTCAGATGATATGTATCGGTCACGTGGAATATGGATTGATAAATCTCATCGCGGCCTAGGAGTCAGTACCGCATTATTTCAAATGACTCAAGATGTAGCAAGACAAGAAGGTTGTACGATGCTATGGAGTATTCCAAGAGAATCTGCTTATAAGAGTTACTATCGATTTGGATTCAGAAGAACAAGCGAATACTTCAGTGAAGGTATGGACTACGGTCCTAACTGTTATGTCGTCAAGTATATATGAACATCAACAATGTAGAACATTTTGAAACGTGGTTTGATATTGGAAGTGGTCCGCATAACCAAGAATTCTTTACCGAAAGAAATTTTCTAGGTGGTTGGACTGTTTCCGACAGACATCCTGTAAAAGAGCTTAAGAGACATACTCATGGTGTGGATCTTCTTGACAATAATGTTATCGACTGTAGCATACAAGAACTTAAAAATATTATAGAATCAATACTGCCTGAGTACGCAGAAGAAAAGAACGCGCTGTTTATTTCGGGTGGCAAGGATAGCACTACTCTTGCTCACATTCTAAAAAAACTAGACATTCCATTTGTACCAGTCAGCCTGCATTCAAGTAATTCAAGAACAAGCGAATATAGTGTAGTCAAGGATATCGAGAAAGATCTTGGCATACAAGTAGAATATGTTGAGATTGATAGCATACCTCAAACAGAATTCAAGTACTGGGTAGAAAATCCATACACCGCAAAGTGTATCGCTATCGAAAAGCTAGGATTAGAGGACCATGTTATCTTTACTGGTGAGATAGGTACCGGTGAAATGCAAGTCAATCAGCCTCTTCTCTACACGGCGCAAATGGGATATAGACCACGAGATCTCGCTCATTGGCACGTTAATGTTTGCGGCTCGTATCGAAAGAGTAACTCTGTCAGAAAAGAATCACAAGATGCGATCTACACCGAATGTGTCGATTATTTTTATCAGCGATTGATAGGATTTAAGCATCCTGATATTCTAAACAAAGTTATGTTTGGTAGGTTACAAGAAGAAGGATCCTATAGATTGTTCAATTACTCGATTGACAAATACAAATGGTGCCATCCATTTGCTGAAAGCGAATTTATCTATCGCTGCGTAAACATGCCTTCTCACCATAAAGGTAGTAAGAATCTATATCGTGAAATGTATCCAGACCTGACAGATATTCCGTGGAGGTATCCGAAAAGTGGACTCGGCATTCCAACTGTGTAGCATTAAGAATATTATTTGTGTACCTTCTGAGAGTGCTAAGCAAGCATATCTCAATACGATCTACCAATATAATATTGATTGCTATGTCACGACCATTGATAAGCTTGATCAGTTTAAAGATGTAAGGATTATCTTTATATCATGCTATCGTGACACTGAGTACGAGAACATGATAATCGATGACATTCTTCTCGAATCTTCTCCTAAGCAGATTGCAGGCTATATACAGGCTTGGTTCAGCCAGTTTAAACTTCGAAAGATGGGAGAGAATTTATCTTTCCGCTTTCGAAATAAAAAAGAGTGGCTAAAAAAAATTACAAATTAATGCATTTTTTCCTTTACATTATCAAAAAACTATGGTATAATAGATCTATAAAATGAAAAAGGAAAGAAATTATGGGAATGTCAAATTACATCATGGATCTCCAAGATCAGTTTGAGATCAAATGTGAAGAGATTGCTGTAGAGTCTGAGTCATTTATGGAGTATGCAGAGAAAGCAGTCCTTAATGATAAGATGGTAGCATGGCTAGATGAGCAAGAAGTTGCTGACATTATCGAATATGTCTGGCACGAATGCTGGAAAAAATATGCATAAAATGCATTTTTATGGTTTACAATGCTAGAAAACTGTGGTATAATATTATTATAAAATGAAAAATGCTGAGGAGCAAACAATGTTGAATAATTCTGAAATGTCTAAAATCCAAGCTTTACTTATCGAAGCGTCTAATGATCAAATGCAAGAAATTGCTGCGATGTTTAATGATGCTCGTAATCTTAAAGTCCAGCGTGCCGCTCGGTCTTTTACTACTGGACAAAAAGTAAAGTGGACTGGACGTAACGGTGCCATGGAAGGCACTATCGTAAAAGTTCTGAAAAAGAATGTTCGTGTTAAAGTTGGTAGTGACATGTGGAATGTTACTGCATCACTTCTACAAGCCGCTTAAAGGAGATTTATATTATGGCTCATCAAGTTGAAACGATGGCGTATGCCGGTCAAGTTCCGTGGCATGGTTTGGGTGTAAAAGTTAGCAATGACTTGACACCAGCACAAATGCTTGAAAAAGCAGGACTCAATTGGAATGTTCGTGAAGTCGAATCATTCGTTGAGTTTGACGGTAAGCGTATGCCTACTGGTCAAAAGTCACTGATTCGTGAAACAGACGGTCGTATCCTGACCAACGTTGGCGAAAACTGGAATCCTCTTCAGAACGAAGATGCTTTTGAATTCTTCAATGAGTATGTTCTTTCTGGTCAAATGGAAATGCATACTGCTGGCTCGTTGAAAGACGGTCAGATGGTATGGGCTTTGGCTAAAGTCAAGGATTCATTTGATCTCTTTGGAGGTGATCAGGTTGACTCATACTTCCTGTTCTCTAATCCACACCAGTATGGCAAGTCAATTGACATTCGCTTTACTCCAATTCGTGTTGTATGTAACAACACTCTTACA